CATGAAACAACAGGGGTTAAAGCCAGCCACTAAAATAGTCCTTTATTGGTTAGCAGATCACCATAACGGTGAAACTAATAAGTGCTTCCCCAGCCTTACCAGATTGGCTGAGTGTTGCGAAATGGATAAGACTTCCGTTATTAGACACATCGATTTTTTGATGGTTCATGGATTTATTCGTAAGGTAAAAGAGAAGAGAAGTGACGGGGGATTTACCTCAAATACTTACATTTTAAACTTAGCTGAACCCAAGTCGCAAAATACAACTAGCCCTAGTGGTAAAACGCAACCACCCCTAGTTGCAAAACACGACCCTAACCTTGTAAGTAATAACCTTGGAAGTAATGAAGTAGTAATAGTTAGATCAATTGATGAGGTTATAGATTATTTTAAAGAGTTTTGGTCACGCTATCCAAGGAAGGTTGGAAAGGCTCAAGCTGAAAAATCTATTGCTAAAGCTTTAACAAAAATTGAAGGTGATGAACTTCTAAGAAAAGTAGATCTCTTTGCATCAGTGTGTAAGGGTAAGGATCAAAAGTTTGTTCCACACGCTGCCACTTGGCTTAATCAGGAGCGATGGAACGATGAGATTGAAGTGTCAAAAGAAAACTTGCAGCATCAGGTTTTAAATGAAATGTTTGTTAACAGGGAAGGAATAGCAAATGTCTAGGAATGAAGAACTAAAACAATTAATGCTAAAGATGTTGGGGCGGCTAAATGCTCCAAGGGCCGTGTCAGGTAACCCAGAATTGATGAAAGAAGAAGCTGAGTTCCTTTGTGATGCGATAACTAAACTAGCACCCACACGCGGCTACGTTGACTGGTGGAAAGATTTTAGTGACGCGGTATTTGATAACTTGGAGACAAGAAGTTGGCCTACTAAAAAAGATTTAAGTACGGCTGCTAAAAAGATTGCACCAAGGCGTCCAGAGTTTAGAGATCTAACAGGTGATGATAAGTATATCCCAGATCCTTATAAAATTAATGCGGCTAGGATTAAAGCTGGACAGGCGGTGTGTGAAAGTTATATCGTTGGAAAGCAATCTGACATCCTTTTGCGAAAAGGCTTAGTCGATGAATACGATCTTGATCCATATCGTGAGGCTATGCTGCATAGAAATCATCGTTAGATTGTGATACTGTTGAACAGGGTAGTGTGATAACCTCCCTGTCAAACTGCTCAACAACTTGCCTCCCTAGCGTTCCTTTCTCATTCCAGCTAGGGGGGCTTTTTTTTAGAATAGTTCTAAGTTATATTCGAATAATAGACGCACCCAGATTGGACGGTACTATGGGAACAGAAAAAGAACAAAGCACTAAAATAGTGAAAAATAGTGGAAAACCACCAGCGGCTGGTAAGGGCAGACCAAAGGGGGCCACTAACAAAAATAGTAGATTGTTGAAGGATGCAATCCTAGAGGCAGCTACAAGGGCGGGGGACAAGTTTGGTAAGGAAGGATTGATTTCTTATCTGGAAGAACAGGCCAAGGAAAACCCCAGCGCGTATTTAAGTTTAATGGGTAAGGTTCTACCACTTCAGGTCAAAGCAGATCTGGAAGGGGAGCTACAGCATGTTGTGAGGGTTCAATGGCGAAAGACCAAGAAATAATCTTTCACGACGTAGAGCTTGATTACGAACCGCGTGAACTAATGGATGCATTCCATGATCGAACTGAAAGGTTTGCTATTATCGTGGCGCATCGAAGGTTCGGTAAAACCGTGGCTGTGATCAATGACCTGATCAAAGAATGTTTAGAGCTTGATCGTGAGAATGTCAGGGTAGGATACATAGCTCCATATCTAAGCCAAGCCAAAGCTGTAGCGTGGGACTACGTGTTGCAATACACGCGGGATATTCCAAACATTAAAGTTAATCACAGCGAACTTCGAATAGACTTTGATAATGGTTCTAGGTTTAGATTGTTTGGGGGTGATAACTACAACGCGATACGGGGGCTGTACTTCGATTACGTTTGCATCGATGAATACGCTGACTTCCCAGCGTCTGCATATCCTAATGTTATCAGGCCAGCCACAGTAGATCGTAAAGGTAAGATCTGCATCATTGGAACGCCCAAAGGAAAAAATGAGTTCTGGGAAATGTGGCAACACGCTAAGACAGATCCAACATGGTTCAGTGCGATGTTCAAAGCATCAGAAACAAATATCTTAGACCCTGAAGAATTAGCCGATGCAAAAGAAACAATGGGTGAGAACAGATACCTTCAAGAGTTTGAGTGTTCCTTCGAAGCAGCCATAGAGGGAGCGTACTACGGGGTAGAAATGAAAAAGGCAACGGATGATGGAAGGATAACCAGCGTTCCATACGATCCAAGTATGTCCGTGATAACAAGTTGGGATCTAGGAATTTCTGACAGTACATCGATATGGTTTTGCCAGTTTCACGGGGCTGGGGAAATACGGGTGATCGACTATTACGAAAACAGCGGGGTTGGATTAGACCATTATGCAAAAGTATTGATCGATAAAAATTATCATTACGAAGAACATATCTTGCCACACGACGCCAGAGTAAGGGAACTGGGAACAGGTAAAAGCCGACTTGAAACATTAGATGCGTTAGGAATTAGAAATGTTTCTATAGCTCCCAAGCTGCAAATAGAAGATGGAATACAGGCAGCTAGATCAATGCTAGCACGGTGCTGGTTTGACGAAGAAAAGTGTGCGCGGGGAGTGGAAACTCTGAGACAATACAGGCGGGACTTCGATGAAAAGAACAAGGCTTGGAGAGCTAGACCACTTCACGATTGGACTTCACACGGGGCCGATGCTTGGCGTTACATGGCTATTGGATACAACCCAGTGCAAGATTGGGGTGAACCCATCAGAAGGAATTTGCGCGGGATTGCATAGTATGTTAAGCTGACATCAATTAGTCGGAGTTGTTTGCGTGGCTACCAAAAATTCTAAGAAAACAAGTAATCCTAAACCAAAGAATGCTGCCCTCTATGCAAGGGTAAAAGCTGAAGGTAAAAAGAAATTTAAGTCGTGGCCTAGTGCTTATGGCTCTGCTTGGTTAGTTCGTGAATACAAAAAACGTGGCGGTACTTATGCCTAGTAAGCCAACAGGTGGATTGACCAAGTGGTTTAAAGAAGATTGGCGCGATGTTAAGACAGGTAAAAAATGTGGTCGAAGTGGCAAGAAAGATAAAAGAAGATCCTATCCAGCTTGTAGGCCAGCCAGCGAAGCTAAATCAGCATTAGCTAAAAAGATGGCTAAGAAAAAAACTGGTAAAGCAAGAATAAGTTGGAAATCTAAAAGGAAAAAGTAGTGGCTAAAGGCATTAAACATTATTTTAAAGATGGCTCTGAGCATAAAGGCGGTATGCATAAAATGCCAAATGGTCAGCTTCATAGCGGAAAAACTCACGGTAAAACCAGCAAACGGCTATATCATTTTGGTGAGTTGAGTGATACAGCTAAGAAAAAAGCAAGAAGGAGATCCTGATGTACGGTAAAGGTAAAAAGAAAAAAGGCGGTAAGAAAAAATAATGTCTGTTAATGAAGAGCGAAGAAAGGCAATGGAACTGGCTGACATGCCATTGTTAGCTGAACATTATCAAAAACTTAGTGACGCAGAGAATAGAAGTTCTGGTTCTCCAACGGCTGTTAATAACTCAGGTGGTGGTGGTAAAGGTGGGCGTCCTGATATTAATCCCAATACTAATGAGGGTTCTGAAGCATTAGCTATGGCCCAAGCTAAATTTAATAATGACGGTAGTTATGGTTACTACAATAATCAGGGTCAATATGTTGGCTTCATGGAAGATGCATTTAATGGTGGCGGGATGAATACCACAGATACTTTCTTTGCTGGTGGCCCTCTATCAAATGCGCTGAACGTAGCCAAAGTTCGTCCGATGGGTATGGCTAGAGAACAGAATGAACAAGGTCAGTTTGTAGTAGACCGTGCTAACATTGGCTATCGTGATGCTACAGATATGACAGATGGCGGTGGTCCACAATTCTCTGGCGGTCCCAAAATGGGTGGCGGTACTGTCAGTGCGATGGCTAACCTGATAGATTTTATAGGTGGCGTCGATCAAGGCAAGCGTAAGCGATACAAACGTGTGGGTCTAATGAAGTAATGGGAAAGTCTAGGGCCGAAAAGATTGCGTCTGCAAAAAAGCGTCATGGATTTAAAAAGATAAATACTCCTAGAAGGGGTGGCCCTAAAAAGTTTGAAGTGTTAGCAGTCGAAGGTAATACAGTCAAAAAAGTAAATTTTGGTGATCCAAACATGAGTATCAAAAAGGACCAGCCCAAAGCAAAGAAATCATATTGTGCTAGAAGCGGTGGAATAAAAGGTAAGAGTAGCAAGCTCTCAGCAAACTACTGGTCACGTAGAGCGTGGAATTGTTAGCATGAACTTCTTAGAATTTTTGACATTGCCAGCCAGAGAACGTCGGGAAGAACTTGGTAACTTTGTTGGTGGTCTGTTTGAGAATGACGGATCTTATCGCAGGGCGTTAAGTCAAAACGAAATACCTTCTAACTTTCAAAATGTGTACGGGAATAGAACATCTACCCCGTCAAGTGTTCAGTTTCTGCAAGACTACGGTGACTTTCTTCCATTAGTTGGTGATGTGGCTGGTGTGTCTGACGTTGCTCAAGAGCTTACAAGTGAAAATCCAAACTATCCATTAGCTGGTGCGTTGGGTTTAGCTACAGCGGTTGGTGCTGTGCCGTATGCTGGTGACTTGGCTGCAAGAGGCATTTCTTCAGGTGCTAAGTCGCTGTTCGATGTAGCTAATCGTTTGGAGTTTGATCCAAGCACAGTTGGTAGCAATCTTGGAAATGTCAGGATAAAACCAAAGACAGAAACCCGTGAGGGTGAAAAGATATTCGAAGCATTACAGGGTCAGCCTACAGCCCCAGAATTTATGGGAAGTGAACCATTAGCTCCAATGTCTAACGTGACTAATGTCAAAAGCCAAAAAGACATAGCTTTAAAAAATCATGAAAGCATAATTAGAAGTACAGGTGAGTTAAAGAAACCAACACAAATAGATATTGATCAGCTTGAAGGGTCAACACTCTTAGCAATCGTTGGTGACAATACGGGACGTCAAGATGTTTTGTCGGTAGGCGGTGAAGTTTTTGATACTCCTGTTAGAAGCTTGGCTGGTTTTCAATACATCGATGTGGACAATCCTTTACACGGTTATGCTGGGGCTAGACCAGCCACAAGTGCAAAGCTAAATGAAGCACAAAAGATAGCGGAAGCTGGTGGAGATCCTGTCTATATTTCGTTTCTGATGGGTGAAAAGTCTGGTGATTTTGCGGATCACACTGGTGCTACTTACGGCAAAATGTTTGCTAATTCCCATGCAAAAATTGAACCAAAAGATTATGAAACAATAAATGAAAAGATTAGAAACATTGGTGTTCCTAAAAGCAAACCAAAATTAGATGCTAATGGCGATCAAATATTCAAAGCAAATGGCAACCCAGCAATGGATAATTTTACGGAATATCCATTTAAAAACTTTGAAGGGATTAATAATCCAAACGCTATATTTGAATATATGGCATCACTCCCAACAGGAACTCAAAGGGCATACTTTTTAAAAGGTTTGGATAAAGCAAACTTGTTTAAGCTAGGTTTGCCTAAAGTGCAAGATGCCCGACTAGCTGTAGCTGATAGCGCACAATTAGGTATGGATTGGGGAACAATGGGTTATCGTTTATTCAGGCCCGACATCGAAAGAGGATTAATCGAAACAACCCCAGAAATGCACAAAACTTACGATACTGGTGTAGGTAAAGTGGGACCGTCTATGAGTTTACTTGGACGTACAATAGAGGAAGGTGCAAACTCTAACCCAAGCAAAGGCATCCCAGCAAACCTATTAATGAGTGACTTATCTGAAGGTCAAAGATTAAAAGGTACTGGTGGCGGTCTACTTATGAGTAGCCCTGATTACAAAGTATACGAAGGAAGCACTGCTAAAGCTGTACAGAAAGTAGAGCCAGTAAATGTGGATACAGTTAACACATTTCTTGAAGTCGAAAAAACTCAAGGGCGTGATAGGGCTTATCAATTTGCTCAGAAAGTGTTATCAGCGGGTAAAGTAACCAATGAATTGATTAAGCAAGCCAAAAAGATGAACGCCCCGACATGGGTAGTTGCTCTGATGGTTTCACAGCAAGCGATGCAAGGGGACGAATAATGGCTCTTACAACTTACGATGAACTGAAAACTTCTATAGCAGAGTTCTTGAACCGTGATGATTTAACCGCAATTATACCAGATTTTGTAACATTAGCCGAAACACAATTAAATCGTGATTTGCGTCATTGGCGTATGGAAGATCGTGCTTTAGCACTATGTGATACACAATATACAGCACTTCCAAATAACTTCATCGAACCCGTTAGAATTACTTTACCCGCTGATAGAACCTACACATTAGAGTTAGTTGGACCATATGAGCTTTCAAAGCTACGGATGGACAATCAAGATACTGTCGGACGCCCACAATTTTATGCTGTTGTTGATGGTGCTTTTGAGGTCTTTCCAACTCCCGATAGTGACTATACGATTGAGTTGGTTTATTATGAGAGCATCCCACATATGAGTGCTTCATTGCAAAAAAATTGGGTGTTAGAATACTTTCCAGATGCAATATTATATGGAAGCTTACTTCATAGTGCGCCATACTTGCAGGAAGATCAAAGGGTTCAGACTTGGGGAGCGTTGTATCAGGCAGCGGTTTCTGCTATAAATCTGGAAGGAGAACGTGCTAGATCATCTGGTTCTGGGCGTAGAATTAAAATTAGGAGTTATGGATAATGGCATCATTTACTAAGGTTAATGACTTTGTTGCTAATCTGGCAAACGTCTGCGACATGAATGGCGACACTTTTAAGGTTGCGCTTTCAAATACAAACCCAACATCAGGAACAGATGTAACAGCCGATGGTAACGGTATTTTAGCAAACATTACTGAGATTGCTTACACCAATCTTTCTACACGTACACTTGCTAATGTAACTAGCG